CAATGGGTTCACCTCGGGCGGCGCTGGCGGAGCCGGCGGAAGCGGCCTGGTCCGCATCATCACGTATTTCTAGGAAGTTGGCATGGGACGCACGAAGAAAACCAAACCCAAGGGTAAGCAGCGAGGGAGAGCGTGCTCCCCGGTCCAGCGTGAGCAGATCCGCCAGACCTTCATGCTCACTAACAACAAGCGCGAGACTGCCCGCCTGTGCAGCGTCTCCGAAAAGACCGTCTACAACATACTCAACGAGCCCGAAGAGCCGGAAGCCATTCGTGCCCGCGAGCACGCGGCCATTCAGCTCTCTGGGAAGGTGCATGCCAAGGCGGATCAGGTGCTCAATAGCATCACAGAGGACGACTTCCAGTCGGGCTACCTCAAGGATGAGGACGGCAACCTAGTATTCGACCGCCAGGGACGGCCTATCTGGATGGGGCCAAACCTCAACCAGAAGGTGCTCTCGGCGGCGATCCTGGCGGACAAGCTGCCGGTCCTTGACAACTACCGCAAGCAGCTCGACAACAGGCAGGAAATGGGCGAATTGCCCGCCCCAGAGTCTATCAAGGCGCTAATCGGCGGAATACAGGGCAAATTGAAGAGCCTGAAGATGATTGATGTCCAATTTGAGTCTACAAATGAAGAAACGGCGCGGAGAGCCCAGGATTTGCTAGATCAGGCGCAGCGCGAGGTGGATACGCAGCAGACAATCGACGATGCCGTACTGGACGTCGAGGATCTGCACAACCCTGGGCGGGCACATGAAGAACCCACGGCACAGGACGATAGTGATCCGGGAGTGTCACACGAAAGTTAAGCGTGCGTACCGCGTGCAAAAGGGCGAAAAGCTGTTCAAGGCTACTGGGGAGTGGGTTCTCCGCACCTTGGCCGAGCTGGAGGATAGGTGCTCTCGCCAGATGGTAAAACCTTGCACTCATATCGAGGCGCACAAGCTAACTACCGAGCAGATCGAGAAGATGAACCGCTCGGACTGGTATGTTGAGATGGAGGAGCTGATTGGAAATGTCCAACGAGGACGCCGTACTCCATAGTCAACTTTTAGACCTATGGAAAGACCTTGAGGCGCTGGAGGGTGTCTATCATGGATCAAAGATTTCCTGTTACCAGCCAATCGGGAATCAACCAGCCTTCCATGCGGCTGACTCCGCATCTGTACGACTCGTCTTGGGCTCCAATAGGTCCGGGAAGTCGGTGGCTGGCGTCGTCGAAGCCATTGCTAACAGTCTGGGGTACAGGCCATGGGTCCCCGAGGGGCACCCAGACCGTATTGTGCGCCTCACCACCGGAGATCAGATACCCGTCCCAAACGTGGGACGAGTAATAGCACAGAACTTTGAGCAGGCCATTGTGCAGACGATCTGGCCGAAGTTTGAGGAGTGGGCTCCCAGGGGCCAGTACAAAATCAAGCGAGATAACCGGGGCATCCCAAAGAAGATCCTCTGGAAGAACGGCTCCATCGTTCACTTCATGTCAAATGACCAAGACGACATGGCGTTCGAGGGCACAAGCGGGCACTGGGTCTGGGCCGATGAGCCCATCGACTACGCTAAGTACGTGGGCCTCAAGCGCGGACTGGTCGACTTCTCGGGGCACATGTGGATGACCATGACGCCCCTCAGCCAGCCCTGGATTGCTGACGTAATCGCGAACAGAGCCAACGAGCCGGGAGGGAACGTGCGCCTGTTCAAGTTCAGCATCTGGGAAAACTGCGTCGAAAACGGCGGGCATCTTCGCCGGGAAGACATCGAGGAGTTTCTCAGGGATCTGCGGGAAGATGAGCTTGAGGCACGCCTCCACGGCAATTTCTTGCATCTTGCAGGACGAGTGTACAAGGAGTGGGAGCCCGAGCCGCCCCACTGGATCGACCCGATTGACATCCCGGACACATGGCCGCGAGTATGCGTCATCGACCCGCACCCCCGGAAGCCCATCGCGGTCCTGTGGGCTGCGGTGAACCCCGACGGCCAGTGGTTCGTCTATCGTGACCTATTTGATAACAAGCTGCGGACTGTCAGCGATGTTGCCGAGCAGATCAAGGCGGTGGAGGGATGGACCCGCGACGTGTCGGGGGAATGGGTACGCGGGGAGGAGGCCGAGCCCGTCTGCCTGCGCATCATTGACAGCTCCGCCAACGAGCAGGAGCGCACGTCCGGGGACACCATCTGGAAGAGGTTCGCTTCGGAGCAGCTCTGGTGTGCCATTGCCAAGAAGCGGAACGCCCAGGCGGGCTACGACGCTATACACGAGGCGCTCAAGCTACAGACCGAGTGGTCAGAGCCTGGGCTGGTCGTGTTCAACAACTGCGGGCACGTCAAGCACGACTTTATGAACTTCGTCTATGATGACTGGTCCACCTCAAAGCAGCGCGAGCTGAAGGGCGATAAGCAGGACTACCGGAAGAACAACGACGACTTTATCGACTGCATTCGCTACATATTCCAGATGGGGATCAACTATCGCTCTATGCGCTCGGAGATGAGGAACGAGGGCGACAGGTACGAGGAGGATCACTCTGGCATCGGCATGTTCACCGGGCAGCCGCCTATGACGCGGCGCGAACGGCAGGCTCTAAAGAAAGATACACGCCGACCAGGGTCTACACTGCTGGGCGAAGGCACCGAGCTGAGATACGCTCCAAGGAGATAGAATGGCCGATGTTTTGAAGATTGAGCCCTCGGCGCGGTTCAAGCTCACGCGCAATGGGATCAACCTGCACACGCAGCACTACGCCCCTAGCAGGGCAGACTTTACGGAGGCCACGCAGGATCGGCTGGTACTGGCCACCAATATGACCTCTATGCAGACCATCGACTTGGGCGGGGTAACCACCGGCGAGTATATGCTGCTGGAGACTGACAACCCAATTCTGGTAGCCGTAAACGGCACTGCCACGGCCCGGAAGGTCACCGTGGGCAAGGCGTTTATGGTGTCTGGCTCGGCGATCACCGGCTTGCACGTACAGAATGAGAGTACCAGCGTTGAGGCCACAGTTAATGTGGTCGTGACGGACTAGGAGGGCGCATGCCACAGACTATCAAACTCAGCGATAGCTTGAGGGAGTCGAAGGGCAAGGATCTACACAAGCTCATTCAGGTGGACATCCGTGATCGCCAATGGGCTATGGCCCGACGCCAGACCGCCCGAAACCTCTACCACGGAATCGTAACACGTAACCCCCGATACGAAGGTGCTAGTAACATCCACCTTCCAGTGGTCGAGGAAAAGGTCGAGGGCATGGTGCCCAAGCTCGTCAACTCCTTTTGGGGGGCGGAGCCTGCGGTCCATGTGCGGCGCGTCGAGGAAGAGTACGACGAAGAGTCCACTCGGCGCAACGAGACTTTCTTGAACTGGGCACTTACCTCAGACATAGCGAACTTCTACCAGACCAGCGAGTCGTGGTTCCGCAACATGCTGCTGGACGGCACGTCCGTAGTCAAGGTCTACTGGGACCAGCGGTGGCGCAACACCGTCGAGGTCTGTGGGGTCAAAAGCCTCTGGCGGGCCGGCGAGCTGGATCTCCTGGGGCAGCAGATCGAGGAGGATCGCCCCAAGACCGTACTAGAGATCGTGGTCTCCGAGTTCCCCGGCCTCATCGAGATCGAGGCGGAGGACGAGTCTCCCAACCCGGACATCACCGCCGCGGACAAGGCCGTAGGTTCGACCTACGAAATAGAGTTCGTGGAGAATCGCCGCGAGTTTGAGGAAGTGCGCGTCGAGATCGCCGAGAGTCAGTACACGGATGAGGTGGATCTATACGTCTACCGCCCAGTCCTAGTCTCTAACCGCCCGCGCATTGACCTCATCGAGTATGAGGACATCATCCTTCCCTACTCTACCTGGGATCTACAGGAGAGCGAGAGGGTCACCCACCGCTATTGGCTCACCATTGACGAGCTGAAGCAGCGGGTGCGCGATGAGGGGTGGGACATCTCCGAGGAGGACTTCGACCGGCTCAAGGGCGCATCTCAGGGGTCGGACCGGGAAGAGCGAGACCCGTATGAGCGGCAGCTCAAGCGCCAGAAGGACGTGGCCGTGGGGGAGACCCCAGAGCCCGGCGCTGGTACGCTGGAGGACGATGAGGCCGCTTACGTGGACGGAAAGTTCATGGTCTACGAGGTCTACTGCACGGACGACATGAACGACGACGGGCTGCCGGAAGAGGTCGTGTACCAGATTCCAGCGTGCCTCAAGAAGGTCGTTCGAGCCCACTACCTAGAAGAGCTGTTCCCGCACGGGAGACGGCCCTTCGCTACAGCGCACTACCTCCGGGTCTCTGATAGGTGGTACAGCCGCTCCTTGGGAGAGCAGCTCACGCCGATCAACCTTGAGGTCAACACCATCGTCAACATGGTGAACGAGGCGCAAGAGCTGATCAACAACCCCTTCTTCTTCTACGTGCCCCACGCTAACACCGTGGACCCGGCCGTGCTGGAGGGCATCGAGCCTGGGCAGGGAATCCCTGTGTCGGACCCGAACTCGATCTTCTTTCCCAAGTTCCCGCAGGAGCCGCTGGCCAATCTGAGCGCCATTGACTCTATGCTGCTATTCGCTGACCGCCTGACCATCTCCCCGCAGGCCATGGGGTCTAACCAGACCCGTAACGCCCCGCGCACTGCGCGAGGCACCCTGGCCCTGCTGAGCGAGTCTGGTATCAAGACCGATGTCGTCATTACGGCGCTACAGAAGGGGGGCTGGCCGGAGATCGTCCACCAGCTCCATGCCCTGTACCACAGCTTTGGCGATGACGAGATTTGGTATCACGTCACCGGAGCCCACGAACCACAGAAGGTTTCTAAGGACGAGCTGCGGGGCCGCTTCGAGTACAGCTTCCACGGCAACAGTGTCAACACGAACCGCGAGGTGCTTCGGAGCATCGCGCAGGTCCGCTACCAGACTCTGCTAACCAACCCGCTGTACTCACAAGACCTTAACGCGATGCTGGCGATTACGGAGGACTTCCTGCGCCACTTCAGTGAAGGGACCGATGTTGACAAGCTCTTACCGAAGCTGCCAGGCCAGGGTGGATCGCATCCGCCGATGGACCAGGGGACCGAAAACCGAATCATGGCTGACGGGACTTCAGTGGAAGCTCTACCGCTGGATGACCACGTAGCCCACCTCCAAGAGTTGGAGAAGTTCGCTGCGAGCCCGGCGTTTGACCAGCTACCACAAGAGGCGGTCATGCAGGTCGCCATGCACATGAAGCAGCATCAGCAGTTCATGCAGCAGCAGATGTCCCAGCAAGGGGGCGGCGTAATGGGGTCGGCTAACGGGCAGGCCAACAACGTGCCAACGGGCATGTCTAACGCCGACACGCAGCAGACAGACCTGAACGCGCTCGAAGGAGGTATACAGT